TATCTATTTGTTTGTGTATCAAAAGCTGTCTGATTGCGTGTTTCTACCATGGGTGAAATGGGTGCCGAATAAAGTAATCTACCTTCCAAATCCGCCGTATTAACGAAAAAAGATCCGTCATATGCGGGTTTAGAAAGTAAATACTTCATCGACATCTCATCCACAGTAGTATGAAAAATTGGTTCCTGGGTGATTCGATCAAATTGTGCATGCTGATCGAGTTTTTCGAAAAAATTTGGTTGATCTACGTTGTTTACAAAATTGTAATCGGTAGTAATGACTCTTTCTCCTATAGTTGAGTTATTAGGGTTGTGAAATCCTGTGACAGATCTCACGCCTTGCCTAACTGAATCGATAAAGTCGTTAGTGATGGTTTTAACACCATTAGCGACCCCATCGAACAACTTAGAAGGAATTTTCATTATTTCACTAGATGATTGTGCAATCCAAGCGGTCTGCACATCATTGGGAACATAAAACTCTGACTCTTCAAAAATAACATGAACTGAAACTGAAAGACTTGTTGAACCACCAGTCGGAACTCCCATCCGATTGATGACTGTGATTGCGATTTTGGCATAATTGACTGCACTAAAAGAAACCACTTCGTCTGTAAATAAAGCACGTGATGAAAGGAGTTTTTCTCCTTTATAAAATGGAATTTCGACTGCACAAGGGGTGCTCTCGTTTGGAGCTAGAAAAACATGAGGTGATTGAAGACGCTGATTCATTGATGTTTGAGGATACAAATCTGAATATGGTGTGACATTTGCCAAAAGAAGACCTGAATGTTGAGGGGTTCCCGCTACCTGAAGTATGGCGCGAGCACGTAAACGAAAAAGACTAGACAATTTAAAAGGATCAATTGCAATACCAGTTAGAGCACTGGCAGGAAAAGGAATTGAGCCGATTTCTGCACCTGGAAGTTGTGCATTATTCCAGGTGAAGACTCCAGCAAGAAAAGGTTTATTTAATAACATAGAAAAATCCATTCTCATCTCTTTTGGCATAGATGTAAGTGGAGGAAAAGTGTCATAAGTTAAAGGCGATTCTATCGCATTATTGGTCCTTACCGAAGAAAAATTTTTTGAATATTGATTGGTAACATTGTTACCTGAATTTGTATTATTTGTATTTGCGATACTAATTACTACAATAGCATGTGAAGTATCAATTGAATGCTAAGGGGGTCAGGCCAGACCCTAAATATTTATATCATGTTACTTTCCCTACCCTATTTGGCCCAATAGTTATAAGTGGTATATATACATAAAATGAAAATTGTGACTGTTAGTCACCACTCTTGCTTATAATTTTATTAGAAACTGGTAAAGCAATACAGTTTCTATGAGCTAGCTATTAAGAAATATCGATAGCTCAATCAATATTAATTTTATCTTATAATAATTACATAAATTAAAACACACACGTTGGCTCCTTTTCCTAGATTTTCATCTTCGTGTCAACACTCGGAGGAATGTTCCCTGTCTTATGTGAAATAATTTAAACAATTAAAATAAGTGATATCAAACTGAAACAATAGTACATATCAAAACTATTGCCCTGCAAAATAATTCTATAATGTGCAAAATTATAAAATAGAAAAATATTAAATCCCTGTTTCCAACTAGAGATAAAACACAGATATATAATGACAAGTTGTGAATTTGTCAAGAAATGAATTTTAATCGAATTCACTAAAACTTAAAACATATAAAATAACCAGATCTCAACCTGGATTATCATATACATAAAAATATTTGGTTGAGCAATATTTACTGGCACATTGCAAAAGCTACACTTTTGCAATGGAAAAAAACTCC